GGTGAGGATGTGCGTTTAATCGTATTAGATAACGCAGTAGATGTAACGATGGATTCACAAGATGAGTGGGGCGGATTGCGTACCTTGATGAAGGAACTCAAGTGGTGGGCTAGAGAAACTGGAGCAGCGGTAGTTGTGTGTCATCACACTAGCGAAGGCGTGCCAGGGAATCCATGTCCTCCACAGAAAGCGCTGCATGGAAAGGTGGCGCAGACTCCGAGTTTAATTCTTACCGTTCACAATCAGATTTCTACAATGGGAGTCTGTGCAGTTAAGAACCGTTATGGTCCAGCAGATGCAACTGGTGGTACACCAGTGTGGTTATCGTATGACCCAGCATCTATGCAGATTCAAGATGTTATTACATACGAACCGATGCAGTTAATTTAGGAGAACACATGAGTAAGTGGGAACTTACAGTCGTTGAAAATGCAGGAGAAATCCCAGCATCCAAAGTCAAAGATGAGATTGCAGTAGAAACAAAACCTCTCCTCATAGACATCAAGGCACAGTTAATGATTGCTATGCCTAAGACACTCGTATACACCGTTGGTTGGAGGGCACTTGTTTGGCAAAATAAAGAAACTGGTCAGTTCAAAGACATCACAGAATCAGAGTACGAAGAATACTTTAGGACTGGCTCTATCAGTAACACCCCAACAGATGGAGCAGATGGTACAGAAACTAAATCTACCAGTGGAGATAAAGGAAGCACTGAAAACGGAGATACCCCAAGTCCTTGAACGGATGGAGGATGTCGCTAAAAAGATTTATGACCCACATCAGATTTGGTTGGAGTCAATGCAGTTTGCTGATTATGTTACACAGTTAGCAGACCATTTAAACGATGACCATGGACCTGAGTGTACTAAAGAGATAGCAGAACAGTTGGCTAACATGTCCAACTCGTTTAAACAAATGGGAGAGAACGCTCTCCAAGTTCTTGATGAATCAGAAAAGGAGTTCCATGGCACACGGGAGTAATGAAGTTATCTCTATCGGTTGGTGTGATAACGGTTTAGTTGATGGAAAGTTTGCAGAAGGTTTGATGTATACAACCATCACTGCACCACAACGCAAGTTACCGTTGGGTAATGCCATCCGTGTTCAAGGTAATCAGATTGGCAGACAACGCCAAGCATTGTTGGACATGTGGTATGACCATGTTAAAACAGAGTGGCTCTTATGGGTTGACTCAGACATTGTACTTACCCTTGATGTACTTGAGATGCTGTGGAAAGTAGCAGACAAGAACACCAAGCCAGTTGTTAGTGGCGTTTACTTTATCTCTAAGCAGATGGAGTCATCGTTGATGCAGCCTATGCCTGCGTTGTTTAACGAAACAGATAACGAGTTCAACATTAGATACATCCACCCACTACCAGCAAATGAAATCGTTAAGGTTGACTGCGCTGGCTTAGGCTTAACACTTATGCATAGAAGCGTAGTTCCTAAGTTGCGTGCTATCTCCCCTGATTACTCTGTCTTTGCAGAGAAGGAAGGGCTGGGAGAAAAGTTTATTGGTGAGGACATTGTGTTCTTCCGCAATCTTAAGAAGGCTGGCGTTGATGTGTATGCACATACTGGCGCTCGCGTTAAACACATGAAGCGCTTTGCCTATGATGACAACTACTATGCACTGTATTGGCAGGCTGCTCAAGCAGCACAGCAACAACAGGAGGCACTAGATGGTAACGCAGCAGGCGAGTAACAAGCGCCGAGGTGCAGCGTATGAGATTGACCTTGCCGATTGGTTTGTTGAGCAGGGTTTAAACGCACAACGCTTGCCTCGTGCTGGGCGTAACGACATTGGTGATGTGTTTCTACCAGCAATCAACGACACCTATGTGATTGAAGCCAAGGCTCCACGCAGAGATGGAAAGATTGACCTATCGGGTTGGTTGCGTGAGGCTGATGTAGAAGCAGAGAACTATCGCAAGCATAAGAACCTTGCCGTTGCACCTACGCCATTGGTAATTATCAAGGCATCTAATAAAGGGATTGAAGAATCCTATGTAGTGCAAAGGTTGAGTGATGTTATTGCAAAACTCTAAGCACGACATCGTTAAAGTCCTTGAGCATTATGGTTTCGACATACATCATGGCAAGCGTGGTTGGTTCACACTGCGCTGCGCTTTCCATGGGGACAGAGTAAAGTCTGCTCGTTTAAACATAGATAACGGTGGCTTCCGTTGCTTTGGTTGCGACATGGCAGGCGATGTGTATTCACTTATTATGAAGAAAGAAGGAGTGGCTTTCAATGAGGCTAAGCAAATCGCAGAAAGAATTACTGGCGAAAGCAACGGAGAACTACGAGGCAAATCTCATGGAGATTCTTCCGTATCTAGCGAGCAGAGGTATCACGGAACAGACCGCTCGTATGTTTCGCCTCGGCTTCGTAAAAGAGCCTGAGATGGGGCACGAACCTTATGTTGGTAAGTTAGCAATCCCTTACCTCACACCAACAGGAGTGATTGACATACGGTTCCGCAGTTTAAACAACGATGGTGGTCCGAAATACATGAGCAGACCAGGGGCTACTACTCACATCTTCAACATCAATGCATTGAGTAATGATTCAGAAATCCTTGCAATCTGTGAAGGTGAACTTGATACTGTCGTGGCTACACAAGCAGGGTTCAGTGCGGTTGGTTTGCCTGGGGCTAACAACTGGAAAACATTTTACAATCGTGTGCTTGCTGACTGGTCAAAGGTTGTGCTGCTATGCGATGGCGACAACGCAGGGCGCGAGATGGCTAAGCATCTAAGTCGAGAACTCGACAATGTGTTCCCAGTCTTTATGCCCGAAGGTCAAGATGTTAATGATGTTTACCTAGCAGAAGGCGCTGATGGTTTACGGAAGCGAGCAGGCGTTTAAACATGATGGTGAAGAACTCATCATTTGATTTGGACTTTGGCTATGGTCGCAAGGGTGAACTATTAGTCGAGGCTCTATTAACGGAAGGCAAGACTGTTGAAGTCAAGCGTGACCGCAAGTGGTGGAGTACGAACAACATTTACATAGAGGTTGAGTGTTGGTTTAACAAGAGTAAATCATGGGAGCCATCGGGTTTGATGGTTACTACTGCAGAGTATTGGGCGTTTGTCCTTGAGCGTGGCGTTGTCATGGTACCAACAGACCATGTGCACTATGCAATCAGGGAGTTTGGCAGAGAGATTACTTGCGAGATACCACCGAACTGGAGTAAAGGTTTTCTAATTACTATTGAGGACTTACTAACTACGATGAAGGAACTTAAACATGGAGAACAATAACGAATTGTTATGGGAAAGCGTATACAAAGTGGCACGCTACAGTGCAACACGATGTGTGCGTATCCATCGCAACCTCGTGTCTGCCGATGATGTATTCCAGCACCTTAATCTTTGGGCAGTAGAACACTGGCACAAGATTGAGGAGTGGGAAGGGCAGGATTCTTTAGTGTTTAAACTGCGCCGTACATTTAACAATGAGTCGCAGAAGTTTGCTGCTAAAGAGCGTGCATACAAGAGTAAGTCAACGCCGTCTGATTCTTTCTACTACACACACGAGATACTACAAGAGTTACTGAAAGATGTGTGGCATTACGACCAATGGATAGCATCGTCTGCGCCCAGTGATGGTGAGTTTATTAGCAAGACAAGTAAGCCAAGTGAAGGTATGAATCGTGAGGCTATGTTGTCTGATGTAAGCGGTGCACTTGAGCGTTTAAACGAACAAGACAGACTTCTTCTACAGCGTAGGTTTGATGGTGGTGGCATGGACTTTGATGCGCTCGCTATTGAATACTCTGTAAGTGAGGAGGCTTTGCGTAAGCGTGTTAGTCGTGCGCTTACCAAGTTGCAAGACAGACTAGGTGGCGAGCAGCCACAGTGGAACAATCGTAGATACAGGAAACCCGACAATGATTAGACCTAAGTACCAACGCATGAAGCCATGGAACTGGATAGGACTACCACTGATTGGTGTTGGTTTGTTGTTAAATGATTTAGGTTATTACATGTACACACTAGGAGATAAGATTGCTTGGTTTAAACGCAAGCAGATTGGATACATAGACAAATGATTATTGGTTTGAGTGGGTATGCACAGTCAGGTAAAGATACAGTTGCCGAGTTGTTGTGTTTAAACTATGGCTATACACGGATGTCGTTTGCTGACCCGATTCGTAACGCAGTCTATGCATTGAATCCTTTTGTTGAAGGTGGCAATCGCGTTGCTGATTTAGTTGATGAGTATGGATGGGATGTAGCCAAGGCTAACCCTGAGGTACGCCGTTTGCTGCAAGTGTTTGGTACTGAGGTGGGTCGTAAACAATTCGGTGAAAACTTTTGGGTGCAACAAGCCTTTGACAAATTAGAATCTACCAAGATTGTGTTTGCTGATGTTCGTTTCCCTAATGAAGCAAGAGAGATTGAACAGTATGGTGGACAAGTGTGGCGTGTAAACAGACACAACCATGCACCAGTTAATTCACACAAGAGTGAACATGCGATGGATAACTACATGTTTAAACATGTGTTGTATAACGATGGAACCATTGATGATTTATCTGATGAAGTATTCATGCTTGCTAAAGAATTAGGTTTGTAAAATACAGAAGCCCCGCAAAGGACTGGAACCCTGCGGGGCTTTTGTATGGGCACCTACCATACGCTTCCCCTTCGTAGGGGAGATGCCCAATGAGATTACTGTATCACATACCGAACCCTCGTGGGTCGGACACCTGCAAGTTCAAGGCTCGGCGTGCTGCTTGCCTACGAAATGGCGTAGTGCCACCCCAAATGCCGCTCCGTTCATGGACTAGCCCCCACTCTAGGCACATCTCCATGACTGGACACTCGATGCACATACGAGCAAATAGTTTCTCCTCCTCAGGGGTAAAGACATCCCTATCAGGGTAAAACAATTCCGTATCTAGCCCAGCACATGCTGCCCTCTTAGTGAGTTCAGGATTCCAGCGCAGTTTAAACGCCTTGTACCCCTTGCCTCGGCTGCGAACCTCTGTTTGTTCCATGATGCGGTGATGTTTGATTTCCATTAGTACCACCCCACTGCCAGGTGATGAGCGTATGCTCTGCAAATTCCACCTGTCTTGCCGTAGTGTCGGTCAATGTATTGCAGCCCAGCATCCACCTGTTTAAACCCATCTTTCGTTGGCTTAATCTTAAGGATGTTCCATGTGTATGGTTTGAGTTGTGCAATACCTGATGCACCGCCATGTCTGTTGTATGCAGCAGGTCGCCAGTTGCTTTCGCGTTGCCACAATTCATAGAGGCATGGGTACTGCTCAAGTTTGTCTTGTTCAGTCAAGCGTTGGATAGCATGGCGTTGGTATTCGTTGTTGTAATACGCAATCACCTGCCCTTGTGGTGCGTGTGATAGTACCTGCACTCGCGGATTAAACACGAGAAAGATTCCAAGTACCAGCACTGTCACCATCCAAATGCGGGCATGCGGGTGGATGTGTTTAAACATACTCTGCCTCCAGTTTTGCACGGTTACCGCACACTCGACTGATGAAAGTCAAGATGTCAGCAGGGATGTCGGTGTCATTGCCATGGCTATCGGTTAAACCCAAGACAATCATGTTGCCCACAATCGTAGGCGAGTTGCCGAACATGAACGAGAGCGCACTGGCTACCGAGTTGAGGGATAGTTGCTTGAGCAATCCTTCTTCGTTTACATAGGCTTGGCATACGCCAGCGCCGTAGTAATCATGCATGCCGATGGGTTCAATCAATCCATCCACTGCTGCTTGCATGTCGGAGAGTTGTTTAAACTCCTTCTCCTCGTATGTTCCATCTGTGTATAGCACTGCACCTTTAGGCATAGTTGTTCTCCTTTAGTTTGCCGTTCTCGTATTCTCTGCCCACTTTGTATAGTTGACCGAGTAGATTTACCGAATCGCTAAGGCGATTGATAAATGTTCTGCGTTCCTCATCGTTTAAATGAGCAATCATTGCATC